CCTTTTCACCACTTTTATCGTCTAAGCTATAAATAACATTGATAATAACATAAAAAAGAAAGGAAAAGATTATGATTTTAAGTACAACTTTACTGGTTTCCCCAGTATTTAAAGGGGTTCTTTGATACTCTGATAACTTGAAAATGCCGCAATCATGCACCATGTTGCACAATTGCGGCTCTTAACGCTGAAAATAAACTGAATAAATACTGCACGGAATTATGGCAACACTTAGACTATATTTAGATACGAGGGTAAAAAGGCAGGATGGCACGTTCTCCATCCGGCTTGCCGTCAACCATCACGGTGGGACTGCCTTCATATCCCTCAATCAATACTGCAAAAAGGATGAATGGGATAAAAGGGCTTGCAAGGTGCGAAAGCGTCCGGATCGTGATGCTATCAACGACTTCCTGCTTGACCGTCTTAATTTCTACAACAGAATGATGATGAAGGCGCAATGCAGGGAAACATACCGTGGCGACATTACGGCTAGGGAACTCCGGGACTTAATCATGCTTGAAGCCGAGCCTGCAAGGGAGAAGGTTGCCCTGCTTCGTGATGGCTTCATAGCCTACGAGGGCAGGAATCTGAAAGAGAACACGATAAACAGATATAAATATACTTGGGCAAAGATTGAAGCTTTCCTTGGGAAGGAAAAAGCGGCTCTGCTTACATACGATGAGATTAACCGCTCTTGGCTTGAAGATTTCGATGCGTTCATGGCAAAGGAAGGATTGTCGAGGAATACCAGAGCCAGCAGGATGCTCTGTGTCGCTGCAGTCTTCAACTTGGCGATTGATAATGAACAGACGAAAAACTACCCTTTCCGCAGGTACAGTCTCCGGCTTGAGACAACGAAAAAGCGAGATTTGTCTGTTGAGGAAATCCGCTCTATCTTCGAAGCTGGTGGTGATGAACTGGTCGACATGTTCCTGCTGATGTTCCTGCTGATTGGTATCAATGTGCGTGACTTGTTTGCCTTGACAAAGGAGAATATCATCCGTGGCAGACTGGAATACGACCGGGCGAAGACTGGCAGGCATTACTCTATCCTTCTTCATCCAGAAGCTCTCCGCATCATCGAGAAGTACAAAGGGGAAAAGAAGCTGCTTCGTTTCTCGGAGCATTTCAAAAATGTTGATTCTGCAACGGTTATGATAAACAAGAAACTCGCAAAGGTTCGCCCAGGGCTTACTACGTACTACGCTCGCCATACGTGGGCTTCCATCGCCTTCAACCTTGGAATACAAAAGGATGTGGTGTCGCTTGCGCTTGGTCACTCGTTCGGTGTCCGGGTAACTGATACCTACATCAATGCAGACCTATCGAGGGTAGATGAAGCCAACCGCAGGGTTATTGATTACGTGCTGTACAACAAAAAATAGCCTTATTTCTTGCGAATTTGCCGCAGAAACGGCTCAAATTGTTTTCGGGGATAGTTTTACGTACTTACCACGTAAGCGGCACAGAACGCAAATTTCGGGGTAAATCGGGAAAAGAGCATAAAAATACCCCAGCGGTGAAAAAGTCGAGCCGCTGGGGTAATAAGTGGAGACCACTTTAAACATTCAGTGATGCAAAGGTACGCTTTTCCTTTGAAACCACCAAATTATTTACCAAAAAATTTCTTTCTCAACAAATCATTGATGAATCGTGACTTGTTAGGCAATGCGTTGAGGAAAGGCAGCAGGTCGTTGTCTATCTGTATGCCAACTAGCTTGACCGTTGCGCCTGCGCCCTTCTTCGTCCTCTTGATGTTTCTTCTATTCTCCATATCCGTTATTCTTTACTGGTTCTCCATTTACTCGCAAGAGGTTGCACTGATAGATGCTACACTTCTTCGGGTTCTTTCGTGGCGTGCCATCCTTCTTGCAGGTCATACCGCGATACACCAGGCAAGGCAAGGAGTTGTATTCGTGGGTTCTCTTCGAAATCTCCCATCTTTCAACCCTTATCGTGTCGCAGTGGTCGCTGATATAATCTCCTACCAAAACTGGGCTGTGCTCAGTAGCAAACGCTCTTGCCAGAATTCTTCTTTCGTTTTCAGCCTTCACGTTGATTTCGTGCAGGGCTTCTCTGTACTCTTGTTCTGTCATTGTCTTCTGTCTCTTTTAAATGGTCAATCTTCAGTTGCCTATCCAACTTGGTTTTCATTCTGTTCATCTTGTGCTCAATCCTGCCGATCTGCTTATAAGATAACCACTCCGGCTTGATATTCAACTCCAGCCAGTACTGGCGCATTTCCTTGCAATGCCGGGCGATGCTCGGGAAATAGAGGTGTCGCCAGTATGGGTAGTGAAGGAAGTACTTGCAATCGGATAGCATACGACCAAGCATCATGTATTTATGCTTTTGTCCTTCTCCGAGACTTACAAGCCTTCCGTTGTCCCCGATCCACAGCATTGCGCCCTCTCCCTTCCATTCGAAATCGAAAGCCTTGCTTACCGGATAATAATAGCCATCGAGCACCGTGCCTTCCTTTAGGTCTCGCCCAATATCTCGCAGACAGGTTCTTCCCCAGCTGGTCGTTACCTCGACCACTGCTTGTGCTGGTATCTTGTCGTATTCCTTCATATCTTACCAAATTTAAATTTCTCGTTCCGTGATGTAATACTTGTATGTCACTCCACCCATTTTAACCTTGAAGTGTCGGTCTCCTTCTTCCAGCATTTCTGCAAATGGGTTGTTCCTGAAGGTTTCCTTAATTCGAGAAAACCTTTCCTCCATTATCTCCTTGGTTCTGTAGTCTTCGATGTGACTATCAACTTGCCCAAGGCTATTTTTGCCGTTCAAAATGTATTGTTTCATATCTTGATATATTGTGCAGGGCTTGCGCCCTGCTGGTTAATAATTCTGTTGAAATTGTTATCTATTTATTCTCTCAAAGCAATGTTCGGAAGGTGTATATATCTCCCTGCCAGTCGCCCAGTTAATGTAAACTTTAAATGCCCCTACGTTGCGCCCGAACGCCTTTGCTTGCATCATTCTTTGTTTTTTGTTGTCGAACTCAATTTCTTTTATCCCTACAACATTTCTCTTGCGGTCTACCGCTCTTAAAAGTGCTAATTCCATAACTGTCTTATTTTTCGATGAACACCCTGGTATTCTGACCTTTTCCTCTTCTGTTCCAGTACCAAGTGCCGTCAACTGAATAATCGACAGCCCCACCACTGCAAACATACTCTGTACCTCCCTTATCCCAGTAGTGCTGACCTTTTGTTCTTACCTTTGCCAGTGTTACCTTTACCATTTTTGATGTATCCATATTCTTGCTGTTTTGTGCAGGGCTTGCGCCCTGCTGATTAATACTTTTCAATCCAATACTCTGTTTTGAAATTCACGCATAAGCCTACGAATTCAGACTTGAAATAACCTTGTCGTACCCAGTATGGATAATGTCTGTCGGCTTTCTTTAGTCCCCTGAACAGCTTGTTCAAGAATCGCTCTGCCTTGTCCTTGCGTGTAAAGTTTGCCACCTCATCGATTTCTTTTCCTTCCATCTGTCTCTTGATGTAATATTTTGCTCTTGCCATTTCTCTGTCCTCCCTTGATTACTTAGCATACAATGTTACAACCAATCCTCTTCTGAGTGCGCAGCGGCAAGCGTCCATACCTGCCTTCAATGCTCGCTTGATAAACTTATTGAAGAGTTCTGCACCGATGAGCTTCAAGATACCGCTTACTCCTACGAGTGTGTTTATCTTCTTGCCATCCTCTGTGCGTCCGAAGACCTTGATACGAAAGTTTGAGTTGATAAACTTTGTTGTAAACTCTAAAATGTTTGAATTTGACTTTTTCATTTTCTTTGGCTTAACCGTGCTGCCTAGGGCTTAGTTACCGAATGTTTTAAAGTGCTTATCTCCTAAACACGATGCAAAGATATTAATATTTTTCGGTTCCACCAAAACCTTTCCCGAAAGCTATTAATATTTTAACTTTTATTGGCTGTTTATATCGTAAGCACGGCTATTTTCGGTCGTTTTCGGTACGTTTTAGGCTGTTTTCAGTACGCTTTTGGCTGTTTTCAGTACGCTTTTGGCTATTTTCGGTACGCTTTTGGCTGTTTTCGGTACGCTTTCCACGCTCTATATAATAATAACCTGCACACATTAGTTAGAATGAATATAATCTAACTCTCATAACCCCTACCCCTTTTCTCTCAATGAAAAGTGTTCTACGCACAAAAAATGGGCAGAAAAACGCTCTCCTGCGCTTCCTGCCCTTCTAAAAATTGATATTATGATTGAACCTATTGAACTCTCTTCTTGATGCGCTTCTTTATCCAGCAAACCGCAAAGATTGCCAGGAATAGCAATATGCAATCGCCAGCGAATAATCTTATCTTTTGACAGGTGCTCGCTGGCTTCTCAACCTCCTTGGTCTTGTATCTGTTCACGTAATACTTGACCTTTACGGTGTCGGTCACAAATGTGTAGATGTCGCCAACGATGGTGTCCGTCTTGGTCGTTGTCCTCCATCTGGTAGTCGTAAGATTATGCCACCGCTCCTTTATGATGGTGTCTCCATTGATGTATACCAGCACGCTGTCCTGCTTGAATATGCTGTCATGCTGCCGTGTGTCCTGCCAGTGGATCTGCCGATGGCTCACACTGTCACGTCTTAAACTGGTGTGTGCGCTATCGCGATAAACAGTGTTATTTGCGGCTGTTTTGGCGCAGGAACAGCCCAAAATCAAAAGTGGGGTAATTATAAGCATGGCGAGAAATAACGCCACAGAACGCAAATTTCGCCCTTTTCTTGAATTTTCCATACTTTGAAATGTTTGATTGATGTGCTTATTATGCAAGCACCTCGATTTTCAGAGCTTCCTTGGCTCGCTTCAAATACTTCTCGCAGGCTGCCAGTCCGTTGTACCCTCCGTTTATCTTCCTTCTGATAGCCTTCAAGTTGTCTTGGTCTGCCAACTCATTGCAGCCGAAGGTGTCGAATACCCACATCGAGGATTTCGTTGCTCCCAGAGAACGCTCCAGGAGTTCGGGACTGCCCACAACATCGAAGCCGCAATAATTAGCATACTTCCGGTAGTTGGCTCGCCCGGTAATCTGAATAAGACCTCTGCCCTTATACTTCACGCCATCGCCCTGCTGAGTGTTGCCGAGGTCTTTCCTGCCCTCGTAGGCTCTGCCGCTTGCCAGTTCCTTGGTGTATCTGAGCTCACCGGATTCGTGCGCTATTTGCGCAAGATAATGAGCCATCCTTAGTGGGGTGTTGATGTGGAAATGCTCTGCCCATCCGTTGATGATTGGTAGATAGGTGTCTGCCCTGCTGCCTGCATTCGGCATTACCTTTAGAAGTTGCGCTCTAGTTATCCTCATTGTCTCCTCCTTTCTTTCGCTCTTCCTTCATTATCTCGACAACCGCCTTCGCAATTTCGTCCTTATTTTCGAGGATAACCTGCATCGTGCGGTCTTGCTTGCGTATCTCTGCCTTCTCGTATGCCTTCTCCCGGATGCTCTTAAACTCGCACAAAAGCAGATACACCGTCCAGGCGATGGCGAACAAAGGGAAGGGAGAGATAATGCACGTAGCCACGTCCATAAGCGAAGCAATACCGAATGTCGGGAAATACTTCTTCGCCTTGTCGCACGTCTTCTTTAGTCCAGTTGACGTTCTTGCAATATGCAGTTCCTTCGCCTTCTGTATGCCTGCTATCAGGTCAATTGTCATCGCTATCAGAATTGTAGCGAAACAGATAAAAATTACTAGGGCGCACAAATAAAGGTGGTGCACCTGAAAATCGTGAAATACTTCGCTCATATCAATTTATTTTTTTTGGTTATTCCAATTTTTCCCAGTCGATGGTCACACCCTTTCCGATGATGTCTGCCGTCCACCTGCAGAATGCCATACCCTCGTATCCGTCCGGATCACTGGCTACGGCAATAGCATACTGTACGCAGTCGCTCTCAGTCTTGATTACCTTCGGGTAGAAGTCCGCATAAGCCATATTAGCCAAATAGAGAATATCCCCGAGGGTCGTGCCCTTTGAGATTATCTCGTTGTTTGTTGCCAAACGGATTTCGTCTACCGTCCATCGGTGGCTCGTTCCGTCTACGTTCTTCATCTGCTCGCTTGCCTTGATTGCTAGCTGCTTCGTAAAATGGTAGCCGTGCTTGGCAACGTATGCCACGTACCCACTGGCTCCCATGAGTGCCTTTGCTGCCTTCTCGTATGGTAAGCTGTGGATGATGTCGCTCTCTTGATGCTGGTGTCGCTCTTCCTCGCTATCGCAAGAATGGCGCAAAACGATAATTTTCTTCATTGTGCGCCCTCCTATCCTAGTTTGTCGAGTAACTGTTTAACCATGCCACGAATGCCGCTTATATCGCCCTCAAGTGCCTTGAAACGCTTTTCCGTTTCCTGCTTTTCCTTGATGGCTGGGTTCAAAGCTGCAAGAAGTTCTTCGCCCTTGGCTTTCCGCTCCTTGCTTGGCTCGTATGCCTTGATTATCTCATCGGCTTCATTTACCAATTTCCCAACTTCGGGCAAAAGGTCTGCCTTATCGGTTGCCAGTACGGTTTCGCCTGCAAAGGTAACTCCGAGGTGTTCGGGTATGGTGTAGATGGTCTGCTTTCCCTCCACCTCGATTGTTACGTCTCGCATTGGCTGTCCGCTGCTGGAAATGGTTGCGATGCCAGTGTTGATGTGCGGCTGGTTGTCTACGACCTTGCCTTCCTTAACTTCCACCGTCTGCTTGTCTAGCAGATAGACCGGGTGATTTCTTTGTATATTCTTAAATTCCATAATGCGCTCTTTTTAAATAATTCGATAAATAGACAAAAAGGGGTCTCACTGATAGAACAGCGAGTTGCCCCTTGATAGATTTTGTTAAGACCTACGCTCCAGTTGTGGTCGTGGTGGTCTTCAACGCTGCAATAAGTTCAGCGTTCTGTCTCTGCTGGCTCAACTCCAGGCGTGCATCGTTGTACCGCTGCTGCAAATCCTGCTGCCAGTGATTGTTAAGTACATCGATAACTCGCTGAGTGTTGTCTTGGTTCGAGCGGATGATGTCGCACTTGTCCTGCTGCATCTGATAGCCTAGTGCCGAGAAGCCTCGCTCTATGCTGCGGTTGTTAAAATCGAAGCCTCGCTGCATTGAGTTCTCGATGTCCTTCTGCCCGAGCTGGTTGTCGTAGCCCATCTTGATGATGTTCTGCTGGGTCTGGCAGCAGCAGTCCTTCAGTGCCATAGTCATCTGCAAGTTACCCTGCGAGATGGCATTGATTACTCGCTCTGCCGAATAACCAACTTGTCCGCTTATCTGCTGGATGCCTGCCTGAATGCCGCAAACAGAAGACTGCAATGCGTTGAAGTCGCAGTTCAAGTTAGCCGCAAGCGTCTTCAAGTCCTGGTTGTTGCCCTGGATTGCGCCCATCAACAAGTCGCTGTTGTGGTTGTCGCTCATCTGAGTGCGAAGGCTGTCAATCTGAGACTGGATTTCGGAACGCTGAACGTTGCCGTTCTGTCCGTTCCAGCCATCGCCATACATGAATCGGAACATTCCCAACATCATCATGTAGGCAAATGGGTTGTTCCAACCTCCACCCATACCACCGTTCATTGCTGCCAGCATAGTCGCTGGATCATTGTCTCTACCTCTAGCGAGCAACGCTGCCGCCAGGTTGTCATTGCCACCGTCCCCAGTGCAATAAACTTTCTCGATTGTGTCTGCCATAAAATTTTGAGTTAATTACGTTACGGAAACCAAATATTGGAATCCGCTGCAAAGATACTCTGATTTTTGGCTCGATCCAAAAAGTTAGTACAGGGGTATTTATCGAATTATTGTCAAAGAACGCTTCTTGTTATTTTCTTTTTGTTTCTTGATTAAACACAAATCGGCTCAACGTCCTTGTTTAGCAAGGTCGCTTGTGCCGTGGCAAGTCGATAAACTCGAGAAGTGCTGAGGTATGTGTAAGCCATCTTGCACAGATGTCTCACTGCTGGAACGGTGCGGTTTAATACGGTCGCAGTGGTCGTAATGCTGAAGCCTGCGTGTATCATCTGCTCAACGACCATACATCGTGTCATTACGAGGTTTTCCGCTCTAGACTTGCCGAGAACGTCTTCTCTCGTAATGCTCAACTCTCCGTTCGGCAGTTCGATGGCGCAACACTTGATTACGTTGTCTATAACTCGCCATAGTTCTTTCTCCTTGTCATTCATAATAAAATGTTTTAATCGTTGCCCAACATCGAATCAATCATTCCGTCAATGGCTTCATCTGTCATACTCTCCTTGATGGAGGTATCACCGCCAATCGATTTCATCAACATGCCTATCCAAGGATTATCACTTTCCATGGTGGAATGTATCTGCTCCTTGTAGGCTTCGTGAAGCTCGCCCGATTTTTTAAACTCCAAAAGAACCGTGCGCAAGGCTTTTACAGCGTAGTTATCCATCAGCAGGGGATTGTCCCTTGCCGATGATAATTTAGTAAGAAGCACAGCCAGTGCTTCATGTAATTGTTTCTTATTCTTCTTCATATTGTCTTACTTTTAAATTTCTAAAGTCAGCGACTTAGAGTTCAAGTTTACCACCACAAGCATATCTTCTTGAGGTTTTAGTAACTCCTGCTTTAGGAGTTACTGGTTTTGCTCTACCAGTACTCTTTCTCATAATAGTGTATTTTAAAATTATTTTAGTTTTACTTGTTTTGAACAAACTCTGCAACAACAAGTGTAGTATCATCTATCTTGATTAAGCGTGCATAGGTATCGTATGCCGTTTCCAAATATTCAATCTTATTAAGCATTGGACCGTGTGATGATACTTCCATTTTATACATATAGTTATTATTATTGGTATAGCAAAAAGTGTTACCTCCTTGTGCTCCCGCGAAGACTATCTCCAGGATGCCTCCTTTCGATGCCTTTTGAAACCAATCGCATACGTTGATACTACTCGACAAATCCATATTAACAATCTGATGGTTTGCGACAAATGGAATACTTATTTTTCCTGTGTTGTCTAGTTTAGTTCTATAATCAGAAACATTAACAATAGTTGTACCAAAATTTGCTTTTATTTTCGTCCAAAGATACAGTATTCCACTTTTATCTAAGAAATTCATATAAACCCCCTTTCTAATTTAATGCATCAATTACCGATATTGGGATTGCACTGTCTGCTGTTGCGCCAGTGGCGATGCCGTTCAACTTGGTTTTGAGTGCTGCCGTGAAGTCTTCGGTCGAAAGCCCCTTCCCGCTTACCACGTCAACCTTTTTTGCCAGTGCCTTGTTTACGTCTGCCGTCTTAGCATAAGGCGACAAGTCATATGTGGTGTTTGTGTCAGTCCATGGAACATTAACATAAGCCTTGCCATTGCTATCAAGCGCAACTGGGTAGTTCTTACCACTCTGCGGATAACCAAGGGTAATGCCACCCTTTATGGTTGAACTTGCGGTTGGCAAAGAGTAATTATTGGCATTGTTTGCTATTCCATCAAGCTTTTTTCTATCTCCTGAAGTCATAACACCAGCTACATTCACTGAAGCCTTTTCTAGGGTAAAAAAACCTAGTGTCTGACCATTTATATCCTTATATTCAAAATCAACAGAATTTGCACTTTCATCAATGTCTATACTATTTATTGCCTCACTCTTCTTAGCATAATCCTTAAGGTCTACTGTAGCACGGAAGTCTCCGAGTTTCTCCCATTTTGAAGCATCATAAGTTGCACTGGTATTACCAGTATAAATATATTCCTCATATTGATTCTGTGTAACACCACCAGTATCTTTAATAAGATAAATATGCTTCTTAATATTAGTTGTAGGAAGAGCAGTTACCACTTCTGCAACTGTAGTATCAAGATTACCTAATTGACTTAATGGAACGTAGCCATGTGAATCAAGTCCTGCGATGCCGTTGTTAGCATTCAAAGTTTTTATACTTCCGTTTGCCATCAACACTTGGGTTGCAGTGCCACCAGTCTTCACGATATTTATAGCTTCCATTCCATTTTCACTCACATCGAAAATGTTTATAGTTTCATTTTCACTACCACTTGTGCTTATACCTAGGTGTTCTCCGTTAATCACATAATGCAAACCGTTTTCAGGATTAATTTCACCACCTCTTTTGCTAAAAAAACGAGAATTAGCCCAGTCCTTAATCTTCTTCCAAAAGGAAGCAAGTCCAATTGCGTCTAAAAATTGCATAATCTATTGTTTTAAATTGTTATTTACTAGTAATATCTGTTATCTGTTCCTCCGTGATTGCTGGAGGGAAGTCCTTCGTCACGATGTCGGTCACTTTGTTTGCGATATCCTTGTAGATATCCGTGCCGAGTTTTTTTGCTGTCACGCTGCCGTCTCTGATGTTTCCAGTTGATATACAGTCCTCGGTCAGATGGTCGTGTTTGACCGCTCCCGGTTGTATTTTATCTGAGGTCACACAATTGGATGCTAGGTGTCTGTTCTTTACAGAACCATCGGCAAGCTTCGCTGCCGTTATCGCCCCATCCGCAATTTGCGCTTCCGTTATTGTTATCTTGGCGAGTTCACTCTTGATAATCCTAACGACCGCATCGTTCTCCAGTTTATCGTCCATCATGGCAAGCATCCTGCTTAACTCGACAACGATGTCGTAAATTTCCGTGCCGACACGCACCGCTGTGTTTTCTCCAACCTGCGTTGCATCTCGTATCAGCTCAGCCATACGGAGCATTTTTTGAATATCCTCGTTCATGTCTTATGTGCTTTTAGTTGCCTATTGCGTGAATGTGTGCCCTTGTTCCTCGCTGTGCCTTCACTTCCCCTTTCGGGGTGAATGTCTTGAGATATTCGAGAGCATCTGATAAATATCTTTCTGCCATATCCATGATGTCGTTGTACTGCTTGTTGCTCGAAACGTCTTGAACATGGTCTGAATAATCGTCTCTGTGGCGCATTCCACCTGCTCGGCTTATAATTGTGCCATCTGCGCGAAAAAGCCTCGCATACGTGAAATAAGCGAGTGCCTTGCGTATTCCACTGGTGTACTTCTGCACCTTAGTTTCGTCTTGGCTGCAATCACCCTCCTTCTTGGTGGAGTATTCGCCACCGTCCAGGAATACCGCAGGCTGGAAATCGGGCAAGACTGAATCGCCCCACTCTCCCTGCTCGGTCGCTGCCTTGAACCGCTCATACCCGATGGCTGGTATGATGTTCGCATCTTCGCATTCCCGAATGTATGCGTTCACATCATCCTCATCTAGGTGTGTGCTGGTCGGTCGTGCCAGTTTTCGGAACTGATCAACCGTGATAAGTTGTTTTCTTTCTCCCATAGGCTCAATCAATTAGTCTATCGTGTTGTTCCCTTCAACCTCGCTGCTGATATACTTTAGCGGCTGTAGCTTGGGGTCTAGGTTCTGAATGGCTGGGTCGTGCCAATTCTTGAAAATCTTCTTGAAGGCTCGCTCGATGAAACGCTGCTCGGTTGTCACTTCGCCTGCATAGTATTCGTAAGCGTCCTTCATAACTTGTCCGCTGAATCCCAGCTTGCCAATGCGGATGGAGTAGAAGAGTTCTTGGTGAAACTGGGCATAGATGCGTTCGATAACGCTGCTGTCGGTCACGGAAAACTCCTTGTCGAAGTTCTTCGTTGGGAAAGCAACAACCTTCGGCTCGTCTTCCTCGTTCTCAACCTCAACCGCAAGAATCTTCGCTGTGTTCTCGTCCCCTTGGAACTGCAAAAGGTCTTCATCGGAAATCATCTGTCCGCTCTCCACCTCTTCGCCTTCCTCGTTGAACTTAGGCACTCCCTTCTTGGTTACGAGCATGCAGGAGACGAGGAAGTTGTTGCGGACGTTTCGCATCTTCACGTTTCCCAGTCCCTCATCGGTCGAAATCTCCGTGATGGCTGAATCGTAGCTGGCTGTAGGATAAATAAACTGTCCGTCTAGGCTCTGCCACAGAACCTGCCCCTTGTAGCTGTCGATGCCTCCTGCGTTTTCAATCTGTTCAAAAACAATGTCGGGGTCGGGATTGAAGACGTTGATGCGCTCAATAGTCTTCTCGTTCACCATCAACCGCTTTCCGTTCCTCGTTTTCTTCTGCTCCCAGTCAGGATGCAGCAAGACGTGCGCCACGTTCCCCTTGTCGTCCGTCTCTTCCAGTCGGCAATTCTCAAAGGGTACGTGGCTCACGCTCGACACCTGCCCTAGAACGTTGTAGTTTACATGAAGGGCAAAGCCTCCAAAGCGTGCGAGGTCTTGCGCTACGTTCCGGAGCAAATCGTCTGCCGTGTCCCCTTGTGGGTTCATCGCCAACGCTGCTAGAATGTCGCTATCAAAGCCGTAGCCCTCAATGAATCGGGCATATCGGTTAAGGCACAGCATTGCCGTACCGCTGGCTTCAGTGATGCGTGCGAGGTTCTGCGGATAAAGATTATCATATCCGTATGCCTGCATCTTGAATCGGCTGACGTAGCCAATATCAACTCTTCGCTTTGGCTTCTTAACTGTCTTAACGTTCATACTGCTTGTGTCGTTTTACTTGTTGTTTTGTTACTCTTCCTTGCCTGCTTTCTCGGCTTGGTCGAGGTCTTTCTTCTTGTCGCTGCCTGCTGCTTTTTCGGCAGGATCTTTCCCCGCGGTATCATCTGCACCGCTGTCGCTGTCTGCTGGCGGCTGCTTGTTCTCGCTGTCTGCTGGCGGCTGCTTGTTCTCGCTGTCTGCTGGCGGCTGCTTGTTCTCGATGAGTTCATCACTGGGTATCTTCTGAAAGTAGCTTTCCATGTGTGGGTACTTCGTCAGATATTCATGCGCTACCTTGTCGGTCAGGTTCTCGTTAGTGAAAATCTTACCATGGTAGAAATCCGGGCAGGAAATGATAAAACCTGCCTTCATTGCGTAATTACATGTTTTTGGCATTGCCTTTTCTTTTTTGAGTTTTATATATATTTCTATCAGAGCATCGTGGTAACACTGCTGGCAGGTTGTCGGAACAAACCGCTTCCGTGTTACCTCGAAATATAGAGTTTCTATAACTGCCTTGTCGGTTGCATCAAAGGGACTGTCGAAACGTGCCTTCAACTCCCCGACCTTGGCTGTTGCTTCCTTGTATGTCATAGGCTACGCTGCTGCTTCCGTCAGAAGGCTCTTATACTTGGCTGCTGTGGTCTCGCTGTCTGTGTCGAAGAAGAAATAAGCTGCCTTCGGTACGCTCTCCTCTTCAAGCGTGATAAGCCAGCCGCCCTCGGTGTCGTCTGAGTACTTGTCGTTTTCGCCTGCGCTTGCCTTCAGTGCCTGCGCATATCCGAATACCTGGTACTCTGCCTTTCCGTCCGCTCCCTTTGAAAGGTTACGGAGAATGATAACGAACTTTCCGTTCGCCAAGCCGTCAATGATATTGGCGCAAACGTCAGGTGTGTTTGCCAATACCACGACTGCCACGGTGTTCTTCCAGCTGTTGCGGTACGTACCAACGGTAAGTTCTGTCTTGGTTCCAGTGAATGGCTTGCTGCCCTCCTGCCGGATGGCGTATGCTTTCTTGCCAGTCTTCAAAACTAATGTTTTAATTATATTGCCCGCTACAACGGACTTGGTGAAGTCGATGTCGTCTCGGTTGATGATAAGTCCATCGCCCTCCAGTCCCTTTGTTACTTGGTCTTCGCAAGGGATGATGATGTCCTGGGCGATAAGGCTCTCGCAAGTTGTTGCCATATTAATTCGTTTTTAATTGTTATATCCCCAACACCGTTTTGTGGGTGTTGAGGACTGTCAAAAATAACTTAATACTAAACTGAAAATTAGGAGAGATTAGTAAGCTGCATGGATCATGTCCTCTTCGAGGAGAGCCGTGCCAATCTTACCGGTAGCATAGAGATAGTTCCTGCGCTCCTTCTGGTCGAACCAGATGTCGAGGTCGCTAATGAGTGCATCGGCATCAGTACCAATCATAAGGTGCTTAGGGTTGCAGAATACCGCACGGTGTGGAAGGTTGACTGTCGTCTCGCCCTTCTCGTATGCCTTAATCATTCTATCCCAGATGCCGACACGTGCAATCTTCACTCCGTTGTAGGTCGCAACCTCGAAGCCATCGAACAACTTCTCCCATGGCATAATGTCGTGGTAGGTCTTCTTGAGGTCGTAGGTCAATGCGTCAGCAAGCGAGCGTGTCATGAGCAATACGGCATCGCTGTCGTCAACGATACGTGTGTCTGCATCCATCAGGATGGTGTCTACAAGTGTAGTAGCCGCACCATTCTTGCGCAATGCAGAAATCTGCAATGCTGCCGTGGTCTCGCTGTTGGCTGCAATGGCTGTATGTTTGGTCGCTGTGGCTTCAAAGATGCGCTTGAACAGACCATCGCAGACGTTGAAATTACTGACATCTAAGTCTGCTGTCAGCTTGCCGCCACCTGCACCTGCCAATGCTGCCTCCTTGTCACCCAACCAGCCGAAACGCCAAATCATCTGCAGCATGGCTCGATGGAGTGCATCGGCATAGATTGTCATGAAGTCGGTGCTGGTGAGGTCGCCAATGGCTGTACCAGTCTTCAATGAATACTCAGCGATGGTTCCCTTCAATGCCTCGTAGCAAATCTTAATAGGAATCTCCCACTGTCCGAGTTCCCAACGCTTCTGAGAGTTGGCGATGCCCTTCTCTTCGTAGGTAGGGTCGCAACCGCCACCCTTCTTACCGACCATTTCCATCTCTCCGAGAAGAGCGATAGGGTCTTTCTCTTTGACCTTCTGAATGTTCACGAATGAAGAGAAATCGTCATCGTTGTAGAAGGTTTCCTGCACGGCATCCTTGATGCTTGCGAGGTTTTCCGGCTCGAGTTTAAGGTTCTCAAGCTGCTGTTTTGTAAATCCTGCCATTATTTTCTATTGATTTAATGGGTTAATACTTTGTTACTTCTTGCCCTTTTTGTGGAGCTTGGCAAGTCTCTCCTTGATAGCGTTCTTGCCTTCCTCGACAGCGTTCACGTTGTCGCCTGCGCCCTTGCCGCTTGGCTGTCTCTGCGCTGGCTGGTAGTGGCTGCTGTAGCCTGCCAACACCTTCTCTGCACCGCCTGCCATCTTCACGGCATTCAGGATGCGCATGTCTTCCTTGCTCTTCGCGAGTTTCTGTGCGCTTGCCAGCTGTGCCTTGGTGTCGTTCAACTGCTGCTTGAGTGCTGCTACCTGCTGCTGCAACTTGGCTACGGTGTCGTTGTCGGTGCTTGATGCGCTGCCGCCTTCACCGCCTTCATTGTCGGTGTTGTCTGCGGTCTGAATGTCGGTAATTACACCGTCCTCGACAACGATTGTCTTGCCGTCCGGCATTTCAAACGTTCCGTCCGGACTTGCCTTGTCACCAACTTGTGGATCTCCCTCTTCACGCTCTACGGTCAGTGTCTGTCCGTCTGCTGTGTTGAGTTCCATCGCCTTTGGCTCTGCCACCGCCTGCTCTGCTTCCTCCAGTGTCTTCACGCCCAACTTGGCGAGAATCTTGTCGAGGAGAGAAGCCTTTACTTCTGTTTTCTTCTCCATTGCTTTTGGATTTTGTTGTTTTGAATTAATAAAATTTTCTATGTTGCGTTTTGATGCGCTTGCGCTGAGTGGTACAATGGTGCTGCTGATAAGACCTAGGCGCAAAGCCTGGCTGGTGTTGATGAAGATGTCCTTATCCATCAAGGCTTGAATTTCTTCCCGGTCGCACTCGCACCGCTCTACGTATGCGTCCACCATCTTATCCTGCCACATCTGCATTTCCTCGCTCTGGTTCTTCAAGTCCTTTGCGTTCAGCTGGTCGCCCAAACACCAGCCGGGAACCCATGGGTTGTGCAGGAGGAAGGCAGCGTTCTCGTATGCCTTGCGGCTCTCCTTTGGTGCTGCGAGCATGATGATTGTTGCCATGGATGCTGCCTTGCCCTCAACGGTGCAGGAAATCTTCTTTCCGCTCTGCCGCAGTCGGTCGTAAATCGCCCAGCCTTCGACCACAGAGCCGCCATTGCAGAAGATGCGCATATCGATGATATCATCGTCTTTCGGTATGCTTGCTGTAAAAGCATCTATATCCTGAAAGCAGACACAATCGCCACCCCACCATTGATACCAAAACTTGTTGTCTTGACTGTCGATGTCGTTGTATATTCTGAGTTTTGCCATTGAATCGTGATTTTTAAGTTTTAAAACGCTGCAAAGATACGATATTTTTCAATATGTTTATCTTATAAGCAGTTAATTTTTCTAAACAAGCCGAAATTTTGCGTTCTAAGCGGCTTTTATTGCCTTGGGTGTGTAACTTTACCACCTTCAAGCGAAAACCGCTCAGAACGCAAATCTTGAAGAAATAACTACACTTTAAATCCTGCCGATATTCTCTATCGTCTGCACTCTACGCTGGGTTCGGTTTATCTCCTCCACGCTCACTACTGGCTGAGGAGCCATCTGATACCCTCTTGCTACAGCTGCCGCCAGCATATCCATGCCGATGTTGCTGCCTCCGTTGTTTACTACGATAGGCACGCCACCGCCTAGCTGGTTGAATGCGGATAATATCGGGCTGAACATCGAAGTCGCCTTGGCGGTCATTACGCTCTCGCCATTACTAAGCCTTGCCGGGATGCTGTCGCTCGTTCCGGTTCCAGAGCCTTGGACGTAGCCACCAGTGGAAAAGCCCTTGACGGCTGCTTTCGCTCCGGCAAAGGCTGCCTTGGTTAATGCCATCATGCCTGCTGCACTGGCAACGCCAAACCACGACTTTTCTGCCAGCTCATGTGCCAACATCTGTGCATAGTAAGCCGTAATTGCCATCTCGATCGCATCAAGCAAAGATGTGAGCATGGATTTCAAGAAGTTGTGGAAGGATTTGTCTTGCTCATTGAAGAAACTAGACAGTCCATCGCCCAGCGTAGAAATCATGTCAGCCATCATCTGCTGGCGTTCACCGATTTTCTGTTGCTGCTTCTTGTTCGAATCGTCTGCCAGCTGTACATCTGTGTCGTGGAGTTGCTGCTGGAGCTGCTTCTGCGCTTCCGTGTTCTCTTGGGTCATTGCAAGTTTCTGCTCTAGGAAAGCCTTGTATCTCTCCAGCTTGGCTGCGTTGTCGTTCTCCTCATCGCTAGTGCCACCACCCAATATATTTGCATCCTTGCGTGCCTTCTCTGCTTCCTCGAACTCCTTGTTGATTTCGTCCACAATCTCCTTGGCTTGGTTCTTGATGTCCGCTTTCGCCTTTATCATGATGTCGAGAAGTTTTGCCTGCATTTCCTGCGCCTTTTCTGCTCCGATTTGCCCTGCCGCCACGTATGCGTCAATACTCCTAACCACCATGTTCTTCTCCAGCTGTTCGAGGTCGTTGCTGTAGTCTCGCTCGTTGTCGTACATACCTGCGAGGTATCGCTTCTTAGCGTCCATTACTTGCTCGTTGTACTGGAACTGTATAAGTGCAATCTGTGCCTGCAATTCTTTCTCCTGCTTCTTCCTGCGCTCTGCCTCTGCCTTGGCTTCCGCTTCTTCCTTGGCTCTCTGTGCCTTGGTCTTGGCTGTGCTGCCCTTGGCTGCTGGTGTCGTTCCCTTGTTTCCGTTCGCTGGCTCGCTGCTGGTCGCTCCACCGTCCACATTTGCTAGCTTTAGGTGCTGCAATCTTCCGTTCACTGCGTTCTCGTATCCGTCAGCGAATGCGTTTCCGAAGTCTGCGCCAGTCTGCTTGATATCCTTCCATCCTTCCTTGATGAACTTTGAAAGGTCGAATATCTCCTTGAATCCCTGCTGTGCCTTGTAAAGGTCGAACGTTACGATACCCTCCAATATATCGAGCGCACCCTTTAGGCTTCTGCCGACTTGTTTCATTGCATCGATGATAAGGTTTGCAACGCCCTTGACTGCCGACCAAACGCCACGGAAAGCCGCCCCCAATGTCTGAATAACTCCACGCAAAAGAAGGCTCTCGTTGTACCAGTCGATGAAGTAGTTGATGGTGTTGAACAAACCCTTCATTATCTGGACGAGAACCTTTGTGCCGAACATCTTGCCCTTCTCGATCATCTCCTCGAATCCGTGCTGGCTCATATCGAACATCGATGAAAGGTAGCTGTTCAGTTCCTTGTGCAGCTTTATGTTCTCCAGCTGGGTCTCTCCCCACTCTCCGGTCTGCTTCTTCACTTCTTCGATGTCTGTTGTCATCGTGTCTAGCTGCTCGATGAGCTGTATACCAGCAGCCGCTCCCTGCTTACCGAAGACGTTTTTCAGAATGTCGCCAACCTGCTGGCTGTCCGCTCCGAAGTCCTTCATCTTAGAAGCCACCTGCTGGATAATGTCGAAGGTATTCTTCTCTCCGTTGGCTAGGTCTTGCTGCACCTGCTTGCTGGATATGCCGATAGCGTCAAGGCTTGCAGATGTTGCTGTGCTCATTTCACGGATTTTCTTACTAGCCATCGTGATAATGTCTAGACCCTTATCGCTGAAAATGCCGCTTCGTGTCTGCTGCAATATCGCCACAAGCTGGTCTGCACCGATACCTGCATCGTGGAAGGTAGGTGCATATTGCTGTATCATGTTGAGCATATCGCCCGATAGGTCTGCACCGCTTGCAAAGCCATCGTTGATAACCTTCATCGCTTCCTCTCCCGATAGGTGATAGTTAGCCATGAGATTGTCAGCTGTGGCGAGCACGTCATTGAAATCCTTTCCCATCGAATCTGCTGTGGCTGCGATGCTGTTTCTCATCGTCTCCAAAGCTTCCCCGGTGTAGCCAGTGAATTCCTTTGTCAGTCGTGTGGCTTCCATCAATCCCTTGTTGTAGTCATAGAACCACTTGAATGTCATACCAACGCCGACAACGCCAGCGAGTGCAGCAAAATAGGGATTCATAACCAAGCCGATTGCGGTCTTACCGAACGCCTTCAGCTTGTCTGTCAGTCCATCCATATTCTGCGCCAGTTTGATGATGTTGCTAACCTCGGTATCATTGACAATATCCATACCAAAGAACTCCGTCCCCTGCAGGTCATCTGCTGCTTGCATCATCGAGTTGTAGTAATTGCCAACGTTGCGATAATATCGTTGCGTCTCCTCCTCAGCCAACTTCAACTTGTCAGTTATCTCGTTGATATGCTGGGCTAGGGCTTGCCCCTTCGCTCCCTCACGTTCTGCCTTCGCCATTTCATCGTATTTCTTGGTGGCATTGGATAGCTGGGCACGCAACTGCTTCAAACTGCCCTCCTGCTCGTTCTCTGTGCGCACGTTGTTCTGGATCTCCTTCTGCAGGGCACGCACGTTGTACTGGTACTCCTTGATGGTTGCGTTGATGGCTTCCGTCTGCACCTTCATTTCGTTTGTCGTGATGGTCTTGTCTTTTTCCTGCTGCTGCAAGTCCTTGATGCTTGCCTTTAGCTGGTCTATCTTTTCCTTGTATCTGATGATGCCATAGATTGCATCCTCGTACTTGACCTTGATGTCAAGAATCTGCTGTTTGTCTTCACTTACCATAGTTCGTTCTTTTTAGTTGTTCAACTCTATCATTGTAACCTCGCAATATCCGCTGTTTGTTGTCTTGATTTCGAGAACTGCGAAATATGCGCCATACTGTGCAAGGTACACTGGCTTCGTTTCATCAAAGTCCAGAATATCCAAGTCCGAAAGATTGAGCCGCTCTGTGATTACGTGCGCCCTGGCGATGCTTGCTGCAAGCTGCTTGTACTTCGTATCGAATATGTTCTGAAGGTCAATACCGAATCGCAGTGCCGCTTGCTCCTTATCATCCCTAAGCGTCATTATTCGCTCCTTGCATCCCTTATACTCTCCACCATTCTTCATGCCGAAAGAATCCAGTGTTCTTATCGGTATGCGGTTGTCATCGCTGGCTGCAAAAGGTAGCGTCCACGTGTCCTGCTCATAGTCCAAAGTCTGGTTGCTGATTGCGAGGTCTGCATCATAGTCCCCGGTTGTCTCTTCGTCTTCCTTCCACTTGTAGCGGTTGTGTTGCATGAAGTCTGAAACGGAATACTCGCTTTTTCGTGGTGCACCTTGGCGGTCATACGGAATGAGTTTTCCGCTCCAGTCGTAGGCGTTCGCCTTGTTTGCCCAAACTCTGGTAAACATGATAAACTGCACTTGCGTGCTGTTGGTCAGTTGCCTAGGGAACGAGCCAGTTATCAAAGCCAGAAACTTAATGAAGTTTGTTACCTCGATTTCAGGCAGGTTTATGCCGATAGGGAAACTTCCACCAATCGGAACGCTGTCCCCACTCTTGACGCTTGCCGTGATTTTGCCGCCATAAACGGAAGGCAGGTTAACTGTGTTCACTCCGTGCATGATAGTCTCAAACGTCAGTACATCGTCCTTCTTTAGCGATATTGTGTTCGTTCCTGCCGAAAGTAAATAAAGATAGCCATCGATAGCATAGCTACGTAGTACGACCGGGTACTTAACCTGCCCATCCTCGTATTTCAAATCTCCGAACTCGTATTCCTGCGTGGATGCCTCACCTCCAGTAGTGCTTGGTGTTGTCACGGTCATTTTCACGCCCATAGGCAACTGAATCTCCGCTGCGTCTTCAAACTGATGTCTGACGTAGTATTGCACTTGCACATCAAAGGTCAGTTCGCAATCCTTCGTTATCGTCAGTTTCTGTACATCGCTGCCAGTGCTTGGTGTGACTGATGTCAATGAATTGTTGACGGAAAAGGAAAGCGCTCCCAGTCCGTCACGGCTCTTAACGTCTGCGGTCAGATTACCGATGATTGTCTTGTCGTCTGCCTTGTTGTTGATTATAGGCACAACGAGGTTGTTCAACATCTTCTTTGCTTCATCATCCTGCCAAACGAAAGATACGCCCGACTTCCTCGCTATCCTTGACAATAGCCAGTTTACGGTCACACATGGCTGCAAGAATTTTGGGGACGTTTTATATTCATCCACCGCCACATCATCTCCTACGAAATCCTCCTTATTATCGCCATCTATCATTTCGTGCATAGGTGTCAGCCCGGTAACTGATAGCGACAGAGTGCTGTAATATTCGGCAGGTGCATTCACTACGAGGTATGCAGCTCTAGCCTCTCCTCTGATGGTGTATACTTCCAGCGTCTCATCTTCTCCGCTCACGGATATAACCCGCATGTACTTATCCAGTACTGCATAGCTTCTGTAATCGCCCTTTCCTTGCGCTTGCACATTTGCCGTTGATGATGGCAAGAAGGGGATGAGAGCACAAATCGTGTCCGATGCGTTCTCTATATTTCCACTGATGTACTTTCCGACCTCTGCGCCAGTTCTGATGCGTCCACGGCTAGCCGAGTATTGTGTCGTTGTATACTTATTCCTCTGCACCAGATTAATACCAAAGTTATCTTTGCTTTCAATTCGGTATGGGTTGTAATAAGCAAAGAATATTCCCTTGTTCACGGCTTCCTCCCTTGTGTTTGGTTTGTTGTACTTTTCAAAAAGCACTCTGTCTGTCACTCCCAGTTCGTTCAGTTTCATTCCGCTCTCAAGTAGCTTCGTGAACGCTGACATTATACCCCAGTAAATTGAAACCTCAATGTTTTCCTCGATGCTCAGCACGTTCAATCGTCCGTCCTTGATAATTTGCACACCTCCACGGAAATAACTACACTGGTGGAAAATAAAAGGGTATCTGCTGCCGCTCTTCGGTCTGTCCGCTTGCTGCAAAACTGAAAGGTTGTGCACCGTCCGTGGTAGCTGGATGGTGTACGTGTAGTTCGAGGTCATTTTCGTGACGTCACGAAAAAGGTTGCTCTTAATGTCGAGCACCACATCGGTGCTCTCCGGCAAATCCATCAAAACACCGTCTATATAAAGTTGCTGGTCTGTCATAATCTCTGAACGTTAATGTTATTTATTATCATTTCGCACACGAAATCCTGCAAGCAAGCTGTGCTCTTCGTGTAGCTTCCTGCCTTGATTGTTACGCTCGTCCACTGGTCTTCCTCGTGCATCCAGTCTCCCCCGAGGTACATGTCAACGACTGGGCTGCTGGCTAGGTCTTGCAGCATATCGAACGTATCACTGTCAACCAACGGGGCACAAAGTTTGATTGAATCCGTGCGCTCGTATCCCTGCCTTCTTCCGCTGTCGCCAACGTAGCCGTATATGTCGCTGTATCCGCTTAGATTGTTGCGTATGAAACTCAGGTCGCTGGAAATCTCTCTCGTTTCCTCACCAGACGCAAAGAGCCAATAGCGAATGAATCCGTGTCGGTCAATCCAACGCAGATAGATGCCGCTCTCGGTATCGTCTCTGTCGATGCGCAGCAATAGTGACTGCTTGCCACCGGCAGATAGGCAGAAAGTAAGGTCGAAAGTATTGTCAAACGTTCCCTGCTGAATCTCTCCATCGTAGTCATAGATGTTCCAGTACCTGGCACCGCTTGGTAAGATGGCTGCATTGAAGTCTATCATGTCGGTGGTCGGAATCTCAAGCAGCTTGTTGGGTGCTCCCTCGTAACCTATAAGCAGTTTGGTGTCCGCCTTACTTAAATACATACCAAAAGAGAACGGATAGTTGGTGAACCACGTAAGGCGTTTGTAGCCGTTCCAGGTCTCCCCGAACCTTGGCGCACCCCATACTACGTTCGTAGTGAATTCGATGCTCGCAAGCTGTCCGTCTCTGTCATCGTATGCGTTAACCTCAACTCTTATGTACTGGGATAAGTTATTGACGTCATAGTTTATCGTCCAGTCCACGCCTGCATTGATGCGTCCATCGAAAAAGGCTTGTACGTATGCCCTGAAGTCTGTAATGCACTTTCCGTTGAACGCCTCCACATTGTAGGCTCGTTCCGTTTTGCCCCATCTGATTATTACCTCAATACACGATAGGTTGCTTCCAATCGCTCTTATGATGCAAGGCAAGAAGGCGAAGCATACTTCATCGGGATAGAAAAAAGAATATCCGTTGTTCACTGTCTGTCTCATACCGTCTCATTGTTTAGTTTGATACTTCCCACCGACTGGTGGATTAAGAAAATAAGTCGCTGTCCGAGCCGCTTCATCGTGTCGGGCACAACATTGCTGTATACGTCAGCCCTGCCGCCAGTCCGGTGCAGTTTAGAACCCTTGTTGGCGATGGTGTGGGCGATGGCTCCAGCCATGCTCATGTCGCCACGCTCTTGTGGTGTATACTTGTGTGCCCGGTCGGTCTTGTAGGGGATAGGTCTTCCGTGCAGTCCCTTGTCTTTCATCCATTGCCGGATGATTCCAGCAAAGCCGTATGGTATATTTCCTGCCCTTCGTCCGGTCTCCAGCACTCCGAATGGCTTGTGTCCCCATAGGATGGTTTCTTCCTCGCTGGGCTGCTCCACCTTTAGGCTCGCTATCGTTCGCCCTGATGCGTTCTGCCCATTGATACGTATGTGGTTGATGATAAGCTGCCGTGCTCTCTCCACTTCCTCACGCATGATGAGCGATGCCGCCTTGGGGTCGAATTGAATACCTCCCTTGCTCATACCTCACACCCTCCTATTCTCTGTGTCAGTTGCAGGGAGTACATTACGCCAGACACGATCGTGCTCAGCCGCTCGATGATGGTCTCGTAGTACTGCTGCCCTTCCAGTGATTCAAACTGGTGCGACTGGTTGATGGCTCGTATCATCCTTGCCCCTGCCACCTTCATTCGGTCGATGCACTCTCCGTTGTCTTCTCCTTCCGCTGCTCTCGGTACGGTGTCGAGATAAGCCAGGGCAACGTTCACGGTGTCGTATACCCTGCCGTTGCGTATCTCTGTCGTGCCGCTGGCTGGGATGATGCAGACGATTGCCGGATAGCTCAGTTTCTCCAGCTTGGTGTCTGCTGTGTCCCAGTCCTCGAATAGGTAGGTGTAGTCTGGTAGCGTGTCTGCTGCCAGCTGCTTTAATGTTTCTCTGATTGTTGCCATAATTATCTAGATTTACGTTTCATTTCTTCCGCTTGCAACTTCTGCAGGTTTCGCTCGTACACGCTTCTCTTGTTGTCCATTTCCATGCACTTGTAGATGCGAAGCCATGGAGTTTTTAATACTTGGTCGTGGTCGCTGATGCCCATCCTTACCGCATACCAGTCCAGCATGCCGAATAGTCCGAACCGCAGGGTATCGATGCCTGCCTCCTTCTCCAGTCTCGTTGGCTTCGCTGTGTCTGTGCTCTCGAAGAGCTTGTTGATGCGCTCGACCTCTGCTGTTACCCAGCCTATGAGCATAACGACATCAACCGCCCTAGCCTGCTCCACTTCCTTGTGGCTCAGACCGAGGACGGTTGTCACTATCTGATACAGACTTTCCTCGCTGTCTGATAGCTGGGAAAGGTCAATTAGCTGCCCGATGGATAGCTGGTTGAGATTGTCGGGCACTTTCTTATCTCCGACAAACGCTGGTCGTGGCTGCTTGCCGATTTTGTAGCTGGTGTGCCTAGCAACTGCCAGCCAATACTTGAATGTAGTGTTCTTATCCATACGCTTTATATTTTTGTCGTTATCTTTGCCTTAATACGTGCGCCCTAGCCGTTCCGTGGCTTGCTACGGATAACTTCTTCAAGGCTACGTATCGTATTGCGTCTATTCCGTGATTAAATGCGTCTATAGGCTGGTTCGTGGTCTCTCCATCCCTTGACTTCTTCCACTTGTATTGCTGCATGTTCCCGATGATGCCGTGGCTGCGTCTGGTTATGTTGATGCGGAAACGCTTGAGAATGTCGATTCCGTTGTTGATACTGTCCGCTCCCTTGGTGCTGCCGATTATCCACAGCCCTCGGTTGTGTATCTCCTGAATGCTCTTAGGCTCTGCCGAATCCGCAATGATAAGGTCTCGTTTCGTCCGTCCTTGCTCCTTGCATCGGTCTGCGATGTCGTCATTCGTCATTCCAGGCTGGTAGATTTCTTCGTCCACCCATAACTCTCCGTGCGCCAATATAACGTGCTCCAGCGCAGTTGGGTCGTTGGTGAATCCGAAGTCCATACCCCTGCATTCCATCTTCCACTCCTCCCTTGGTGGCAGCTTGTCAACGATGCCCCAGTTAGTGAAGATAAGCCCGGTTATCTTTCCGGTCAGTCCACGCGCATACACTCGCCACAGTTCGGGGTCGTCAATCTCTTCAATTTTCTTGTGCTCCTGCTCAGTCAGGAATCGGTTGTTTCGGTGGTCGCTCAGGATCAACCTGCAATCATCCCTGCCGATGATGTTGTTGTGCACCCAAAACCTTGCACTTGGGTTGTAGTCGATGAATACCTGCTTACGTGTTCGGATGGCAAGCTGCCAGAACACTTCGTAGGGCACACCGTTCGCCTCGTTCACGAACAGATAGTCTCGCTTACCGTTCTTGGCATCCTGCGCATCATGGTAACTCTTGAACTCGATGATTGAGCCGTTCTTTCCTCTGTAGCTGCTGTCGCTCTTGTTGTTCTTGAACCAGTCCAGCAGCTCTGCCCTTGTGTGCAGGATTGTGTCGAGGTCTCGCATGGCTCCCACCTTCAAGTTCGGGAGGTCTTGACCACACACCGTGATAATTGCCCTGGGGTGTTCAAAAGAAAGCACTATAAGACGCTGCATGATGGTGTATGTCTTCCCCGAGGACGTGCCTCCTTGGTTTACTAGAAACCTTGGCTTCACGTCCGCATTCGGTTCATAAAGTTCACCAATAACGTCAAATAGTGCCATTCTTCAAACAAACTAAAACTTAAAAAAAATGATGATAAAAATTAATCTCTATCCAATCCCTCACGCTCGATTACTTCCTGCTCGCTGGATGCACACTCGTGCCCCGAGTTGATGTAGCGTACCTCGATGCCGCCTTGGAAGCCTGCGTTCAAATCAAGCACGACCTTATCCAGTCCGAGCAGCTTGCAGATTTGCGTCTCAGCCTTGATGATGATGTCGAGGTAGCGTGGTTCTCCGAATCCTCGCTTCTCGGCATCGTACATCATCGTCTTGACGGTCTCGATAGAAACCATCCTCCCTCGCTCATCTACGACTGGAAGTCCATGCTGGTTCGATTTCTGCAAGTGGTAGTCTTCCTTGGACTTCTCCCACGCTTCCCACGCTTCACGTATCACCAGCTTCAACCTTGCCACCTCGCTTGTTATCTTTTCGTCCGTGTCGGTCAGTCTCTCTTCCCTCCACTCCTTCAATAACCGCTGAATGTCGCAGTGTGCTTGATTGTATTTCGGTCTGTCGAGCCGCTTGCGAACCTCTGCCGTGATTTCTCGCTCCGTCCATCCTCTGCGGTATAGGGGTGCGATAATCTGCAGGCGGTTCTCGATGTCGATTTTCTGCGCTCGATGTTTGTTGTTGTTACCTTGTGGCATATTTTGATTTCTTGAAATTTATTTGATTTTTTATAAAAATTCTACTTGAAAAACTTGCATATTTCAAATAAATTTCGTATCTTTGCAAACGTAATAAGGGAAGAGTCCCTATTTACTGAAACCCTCCGAGGATGAGGGAAAAGTAAAATGAAATCCCAAAGCCTTATGAGAACTTACATTTCGATTAGGATTTGGAAAATCAAAATAACCTTCACGATTGAGCTCTGAGGGTTTTGATTATTCCAAGGGGTGGTGCTCGAACCACCACCCCACTTTGGGATTTCGTTTGCAAATTTACGAATTAATTTTCATATCACCAAATTTTTAACATTATGAGTACTACGAATGAAACTACCTCCAAATCTTGGGGAGGTGCTCGCAAGGGTGCAGGGCGAACGAAGAAATACGCTGCAACATTCTATTTCGGTGCTACCGAGGACGTGGCTAACATCTTGGCAGGGGTCGATAAGAAAGACCGCAGCGGCTTCATCAACCAGTGTATTCTCAAAGCGATGGGCAGGGGTTAATCTCCTGCCTTTTTTCGTTTCCGCTCCCTTGGAGTTATTTTGTGCGAATTTTGCGTGTGTGCCGCTCTTTCCGCAAACTGGTGTAGTTTATCAACCTTGAAGAGAAAAGCCGACACATCGCAGCTATTCACCATGCTTCTTAAACTCGTCTATCTTGACCGCTTTCTCGCCAGTCAGCTTTTCCCAGCGTGCAATGATAACATCGCAATAATGTGGGTCGAGCTCCATCAAGAACGCATTGCGGTTTAACTGCTCGGCTGCGATAAGCGTTGTACCACTACCACCGAACCCGTCATATACATTCCAATCTTCCTTTGTGCTATTGCCCATCAAATAAGCAAAAAGCGGCACTGGCTTCATCGTAGGGTGTTCCCTTGATACTTTAGGTCGAGCCATATCAATAACCGTTGTCTGCGCTCTGTCGTTGAACCAATTGTGCGCACCTCCATTTTTCCACCCATAAAGACACGGCTCATGCTTCCACTGGTAGTCCTGCCGCCCTAGACAAAGCGAATCCTTGTTCCATATCAATGTCTCACGTAGCTCCAAATCTTTCGTGCTCATTAGAGCCTCTCTGAACCACATCGAATAATTGTCGCTGTGGAAAATATAGAAAGCAGCACCCTTCTCCATAGTTTCTTCTGCTGCCAAAAATGCAGCCGACAGGAAATCCCGGAACTTGTCATTGTCCATTTTGTCGTTCTTGACCGTCAGCCCATCCGTTCTATGCTTTCTCTTGCTCATCATAGCAGAACCTTCGTAACCATAGCCAACATTGTATGGAGGGTCTGTAAGATACAGATTAACCACTTGCTCCCCCATAAGGAACTTGACCTGCTCTGCATCCGTGGAGTCACCACACATAAGGCGATGCTTTCCGAGTTGCCAAAGTTCGCATTCCTTGCACCGCTGTGGGATTTTCTCTGCATCCTCATCGAACTCATCATCCTTTGCCTCCTTCTGATCCTCGTCTGCCTGCTCTCCATTTTTCAATGAATCAGGACTCATCCACCCTTGCAGCTGCCAGTCTTGAATACCCCAGTCCTTCAAGAGGTCGGTATTCCACTGGTTCGCCAGAGCATCGGTGTCCCAGTCTCCGAAGCCAGCATTGTCCTTGATGATGAATTCTTTCTTCTGCGCCTCCGTCAGGTCAGATGCCTTGACAATGGTTGCAGTTGGCTGCTCCTTCCACTGGCTCCAGTAGTTGGCGATTGCCAGTTTCTCTGCATCGGTCAGCCGCTGGTCTGTGTCGAGAACGTCCATGATGGCTTCGGGTGTCATGCTCACGATGTGGCAGAGTGCCCTCGTTCTCATATTGCCACCCAGTGCCTTGTAGGTTTCGTCTACGACTATCGGGCGAAGCTGGAGCATCTTAGGAAATACAAGGATGCTCTTTACCAGCTTTTGGAAATTCGCCTCAGTTATGGTTCTCGGGTTCGCTTCGTTCTCGCTGACCCTCGATAGTGCGATTTCTTCTGTTTTCATTTTCTTCTTGTTTTAAGTTCGAAATACTGCTTATTTGATAAACACTGGCGCAAAGATACTACTTTTTTGCTTTAGTTGTTCGCTCTTTGCCCACTTTTAACTTTTTCCAACACTTCGTTTTATTTTATCCATCAAAGGCTCTGATGGTCTTCTGCAGGGTTGTCTGCGGTTTCTTCGGCATCACTCTGACCGGGTATCCTGCACAGACCCATGCGAGGAGAAGTGCGTCTCTCTGGTCTTGGTTCATTCTCGGCAACTTTTGTCCTGCGCTTACAAAATAAGCAATTTCGTCCTGCGTGATTTTTCCGTCCTTCCCCTTCCAGCATTTTTTCAATGGCTTGATGATTTCGCAGGGGATATTGTAGTGTTTGCAGCACTCGACAATCAAGATTCCGGTCTGATGGTTCATTCCGGTAGAGCGTCCGATTGCTGCTGCCTTGACTGCTGTCATGAATTTATTTAGCACATGCCAGTTGCTCTTATTGAGCCAGCCTCCTTCAATAACGACCTTTATCTTGCAACTCTCGTTCATAGCCTTGAGGTAATCTATCAAAGCTGGGAAGTTCATCTTATAGGCGAGAAACTTCTTGTCGTCAAAGACTGCTCCAACTCCGCTTTCCTGAATGTCGGGGTCGATGCCAATTATAACTGTTCCTTTTTCCATTTCATTTTTTCTTTAAAGTACTTATTTTGTTCAAATTTCGCGTATAAGCGTTTATTTTGTTTTGCTGGTGTGGTTTATCAACCAACACCCTTTACGTGCGCATATACGTGCGCACATGCGTTATTATCCCTATCTTTCCCCTACCCCTTTCTTTCCCTTCTTTTTGGTTGCGATAGAGAAAGCTGGCAGGGATTCCGGAAGTTGTGCCTGCGCTTGCAAAATAAATGAATAACAAAATGAATATGTTGCAGGGGTCTTCCTTCTTCCACCGCCAGCCGAATGAATAAAAGCATAATTTTCTAACGATTTCTTTTTCTTACTTCTTCATGTACCACCTCGCTTTCTTTGTTTGTTGTCAGACTTCGGGAGATACGTTTCCGGCTCTCATATCGTAATTTCAAGATGTTATAAGTTATTTGTTTTGATAGGAGCCATCCCCTTCTGTCCTCGCTGGTTAAAAACTCTATTATTGAACTCACGACCGATTATTCTTTTTGTTCTCGAGCAGCCATGCCAGATGCGCTGCCTGCTGCGGATTCTTGAACATAGAAAGAGCCTTCTCTACGTCCGGCTTCTTCCTCTCACGCATCGCTCTGTCGGCTACCCGGTTCTTGGTACCGTAGTTCCGGTAGTGCTTACTCCAGTACTCCTTTTGGTACGCCCGGTATTTTTCCCGGTTTCTCTTTCGCCATTCCTTCGTGGCTCTGAGGATCTGTTCCCGGTGCTCCTGGTAGTACGCTCTGTTCTTCTCCCTTGTTGCGAAATCGCTCATTGCATTCAAGTATTACCTGATGTTCTACATATTGCTTGCGCTCCGGGCAATAGATGCCATTTAAGCAGTTTCGCCCGGCATCGCAAGCCTTGCATAATTCACTCGCCATGCGTCCACTAGAAAGGTAAGTCTACGAAGTCGTAGTCAGTGAAGGCAATGTGCTCATTGCCCTCGTATGGGATGCAGCTGGTGAAGTCTGCTGGCTTTCCGCTGTGGATAGGTAAGACGTTGTATCTATTCGTGAAACTCTCTCCACGGTCACGAACAAAGAACGCTGGAAGCCATTTGAATTTTTTCCCGCACCTTACCAGCACCTTGTCGAAAGGCTTGAATGGTGGCTGCTCCTTCGCTTTCTTCTCTTTCTCCCATAGGGTACGAGCTTTTTGAAGCATGAGGATTTCGCCCTCTGTCGCTTCTCGCAGTTCCTTTTGAACGCTGATACACAGGTCGAAGGTCTGGTCGGTCACGAACTTTTGATTCTCGATTTCGTACTGGTCGCCAAATGTTAGCGTGTCTTCACTTTCATTCTTGCCGATGAGCTTGCCGATGATAGTCAACTCTCCGTCCTCATCGTCCTCGTTGAAAACATAGAATCTGCCGACTTCGAACGCTGGCTTCAAGTCCACAATCTGTTTCTTCTCACTATCCCAGCGTTTGCCTTCCTTTGCGAGAGCATCAAAGAGTTGCTGTTTCTCTGCTTCTGTGGCAAGGCGAAGTTCACAAAGGTCTTTCTTAAAGAAAGTAGTTCTATAGCCCATACTCAAAGTTAGACTATTTAAATCTAAAGAAATAAATGAGTTATAACCTTCTGATAAAGCAGTTTTATCTGATACTATAAATACATTTTGTCTATTACCATAGTCGGCAAAAGCTATATCCCCATCCTTGAACTCTGGCTGAGTCTTCTCAATCTCCAGAGTTTTACGGTTCAACTTGCCACCAAAAAATTTCTCAATAGTGTTGATGTAGGTCTGGGCTTCATCATCGCTAGCTTTCCTAAACGTAAAAGTTATCATTTCAGATACTTCTTTGTTATAATCTTCGAAACATTCTTTCCACAGATAATGCTTGCCTTTAAATCTTGTGTAGCGATTATCTTTAAACCCTTCAAAGATAACATGTATGTCGTCATCTCTATGAACAAGCACGTCTCCCCTCTTGAAAAACTTGCTCCAGTCTCTCAATTCTTTCGAAGGGAAGAGCAGAACTTCTCCTTCTTTAGAGACTTTTCCGTTCTTGTCAAAAAAGTGTTCTCTTCCATCTTTGTCCTCAGTCCAGATTGCTTTCGCACTGTCCTTGTCGTTTGCCATTCCACTATGCCACACCTTTCCGCATATTGGCGTGTACAACTCTGTACCGTACTCTTCATCTTTGAGTATATCATAAATATCGATTTCGTCCTGTTTCATAATCTTTTATTTTTATGTTTATAACTTTACGTGTCCGAGTTTCTTGTATAGTTCAACAAGTTCCTGGGTATTGAGCCAGAAGTCGGTGTTGCCAACGTATACGTGATGTCGGTGTTCATCTGTGATGATTTCAATCTTTTTCATTTCTTCTTACTTTTCTGAATGTGTCTGTAACTATCATCAAAGAATTATCTTCTTCGTTGTATACATGGTCATTTGTGATATATCCCAAGTCATCAACAACATCTATATTACCAAACTGTTTCTTGTGAGTTTCAAGAAGTTTTATAAATGCTGATATTTTCATCCCTCCACCTCCTTTCCAAAAAGTTCCTGCTGTGGATGAATGATGTCTGCTCGCTTCTTCTTAGCCGCCCAGAGAAGGAGGTTGGTGTTCTTGGTTCCAGCATTCTTCTCGAGGTCTCTGATGATGCAGGCCAAAGCATCGTACTCCGCTTCCTTCTCGTTACCGTAGAAGATGCTGAGAGTGTCATATCTACTCGGGTAGGCTACCGGGCTGTCGTACCCATGCTTTCCCTTCTGAATGCTGTAGCCCCATATCCAGCCGAACTGGGTGTTGGCGGTCATTACCTTCCATCCCCAGTTGTCTGCACCCTCTACGGCATACTCGATTACGTGCGGATTGATGCACTCATCCTTGATGTTATACTTGAAGCCTTCATGCTCTGCGACCGGCTTCTTGATGTCGTAGCTGTTATCGGTCAGCCATTTGCACCAATCGTTCGATGTCTTGAATACGAGCCCTGCGGCTCTGCATTCGTGGAAAAACAACTCATTCATGGTCTTTAATCTCTTTAAAGTGAATATCGCTACATCTTGCACAAGGGCAAAATTCTGTCAACCCTTTAGTGTCAAGAGCACATATATCGCAAGTATTCTGCAGTGCAGGTACATCATCATCCGACACTACTTTCAATAATCTACCGTTAACATTCAGCAATGTACCTTCCTCGAAATCCTTGGCTATTTCGTTCGGTTCATTAATTACAATTACTTCTTTTGCCATAATTCTTTTGTTTAAAGTGTTTAAAATCTGTTTGCCTTATAATTTACCGCCCGAATCGTGAAAACGTCCAAGAGCGGCTGATTTTGCCCTCATTCGTTATTTTTCGGGCTTCCAATCGATGCCCAGCCGCTGCAGAACTCCCTTCTCGTAGTATCTTGTCAGCGAATCCTTGGCTGGCTTGTTGTTCGGGTTCTTCTTCAAGTCTGCAAGGTTCTGCTGGATTACCCACCGGAACTTGCTGTCTTGGCTCTGCTGGCTCGCTGGCTGCTGATGCTTGGCTTGCTCGTAGAGCTCCCCGATGCTCGGTCTTGCCGTTGCCGAAGGATCCTGCGCCTTGACTGCTGCCGATTGCGGCTGCTGGCTTGTGGCTGGCTTGGTGTTGTCGTAGTTGCCCTCCAGCACCTTCGGGAAATACTTCCTTGTCATTACCCAGTCGTACGATGCCCAGGAATGCCCTGCGTTCAGATAGTCGCTAGCCATAGCCTTGTCGATTGCCAGGTAAATCTTGGAAATATCTCCCTTGCAGTCCTTGAGCCTTCCTCTGATTGCCTCCTTGCGGTTTTCCGTCATCAGCGTCAGCCTTCGCATTGCGCTGTTGGTCTTGTCGTGCTGCTCGTTCCAGTAGTCCTTGATGGCTGCGTAGTCGATTTCGCCTTTCTTGGATTTCTTTTTCTCAGAACTTTTTTGCGGTTCTTCTGCAGCGCAAACGTTTTTCTCGGAAAAACTTTGCATAGAAGCTTCTTTAGAAGGTTCTAATATATCTGTTTCGTTAGAAACATCACTATCACTTTCACTATCACTTTCACTATCATATAAGCATCCTTTTGTATGCAATTGCATACTTTTGCATTCTTTTGTATGCTTTTGTATATGGTTGTATGCTTCTGTATCGTTTGCATCCTTTTGCATTCCCCAACGTTTTTGTGCGTTGGCTCGCAAACGTTCGCATTTCTTTTGGTACTTCTGCTGGTTTCTGTCAATCTTGTCTTTGATAAAGACAAAAGCCATACGCACGACTGGTTCTAGATTGATAACCTCGCTATCCCTTGCGTATATGAAGAGTGCCCGAGTCAGTTGCCCGAGTTGCTCATCCGTAAGCCCCTCGATTAGCTGATAGTCTGAAGTGTATAAGATGAATGAATCGTTCATAATTTTATTCTGATAATGATAATTTCTTTTCCAGCTTCCGTTTTAACACTGTAGCCATCCGGATTTTGTTCCGCTGGCTTGTGTCGGTCGGTGTTATCACTTCCCCACCTAGGGAAATATAATTCTCCAGTTGAGAAATTATATTCCTTAGGTCGGTTTTTGATATAGGAACGCTAGCCATAAGCCCTGCCTTTACTTAATGAGCAATCTTCGTGCTCCCTGCACTTGCTTGATGTACTTGGCGCACTCTTTAGGGTGGTCTGCCTGAAAAGCCTTGGCATCGAACTTCTCGCTTGCCTTCGGTGCTTTCCACGTTGCCAGCGTTTTTCCGGAATCCGAAACGATGCTCTCTGCATCCCCGAAGAACAGCTTCAAGTTGTCCTCAATCTCATCCTGCTCGGTCTCCAGTTTCTTGTTCTGAACCTTGAGTTCCTTGAGCCTAGCAATCTGTTCGAGTATCTCCTTCGTTGCAGTCACTTCCTTGCCAGCTACATGTAGTGGAGACTTCAGGAGAACGTCTTGTGCGCTGTATGCTGGCGGCTCTTGGTTGCCCACGATGTAGTCAAGCCAGAACTTGGTTATCTCGTCCCTCATCCATCCGAAGAACTCGGGGTCGAAATCGATGTCACGGTAGCCGAACTCCCTGCCTGCTGTCAGCCAGGCAAGTGCTCCATCCTTGTATTCGCCCACTCCTAGGTTCATCTGAAGCTGGCAGAACCAATGCTTCGGAAGGTCGTCTGCATCTATCTGCATCTGCGTGGTCTTGCACTCTAGGATGCTCTTGCTCGCTTCGTTGTGCGTTGCCTCGGTTCTCCAGAAGGTGCGGTCTGGACTTACTCTCAGATACGGAGTATCGGTGTTCGTGATGGTGTAGTCGTCCGTGCTCGCCTTGATGATGTGGCAGTGGCTCTCTCGTTTGAAGAACTGCGCTACGGCATCCTCCAGCAGGTGTCCTGCAACCATCGCAAAGTTCTCAACCTTTGGTGGGTCGATGCCCTTCTTGCGTCTCCATAACTGGTATGGGGTCTCCCATGGGTTCAGTCCCAGTACTGTGCCTGCCTCTGATGCACCTATTCCCTTCGAGCGGTTCTGCAACCACTCCTCTCTGCTTTTGTATTTGATTATCTGTTTCATTCTTCTATTCTTTTATTTCTGCGATTGCTGTAAAATACTTATTCGCTGCTTCGATAATAAGCTGGCGAAGGAATTCATCCTTTCGCATTGTCTGTGCAATTCCGCTTGCGAGTAAATTGATTGTACCGTGGTAGGCAATATGAAAATCGAATCCTTGGTTTCCGTCTTCATCTGCATCTCCAGTCGTCTCAGCTGCAATCTGAAGATAGTTTCTTTCTTCCTCGTCTTCCTCTGCCCATGCCTTGTAAGCGTCTGCGGTTCTGCTAAAGTACTTGTCGATGGTACTCTTGTGTCTCTGATTGTTTTCTTTTTCTGCCATAATTTTTACTGAATGTTTAAAAGTTGCCGCAGGTTCCCTATAATCTGGTCAGGTTCCCACCCTGAAGGTTGCCCTGCGGCTAATTGGGAAACGCTATAACATTATAAACTAAACTATTTCTTTGCTGCTGTGCCAGTCTTTCCTTGGCTGCGGCTCATTGCCTTCTCTGCCTTCTTCTGTGCGCTCTCGGCTGCTTCCTGCGCCTGCTGTGCGATGGCTTCCTGCTGCTTTGGCTTTTTGAAGGTCTCCTCTACTGTGGTCGTACCTTCCTTGATAGCGTTGTACACACCAGCCAGCTTCTGAATGTCCTCTGCCGTTACTTCCTCGGCTGATTTCTTGCCCAGGTATTCCAGCAGCATAAGGTCTGTTACCTGGTACACTTGGAAGCAGGCTACGCAGCTCTTCCACTGGCTCTGTACGCCAGTCTGCTTGATGTGCTCAAGTGCCTTTGCCTGCACTTCCTTCACCACGCTTGCAATCAATACCTGCGGCACGACCTTGCAGATTGCGTTACGCTGTGCGATTGCCACAGCTGCATTGCCAACTACCACCTGCATATCCTGCGAGAAGGTGTAGCCCTTCGATGTCAGAATGCTGCGCTTCACTTCTACAGAGTAAGCCACGTTGCTCTCGAGGTCGTGGCAGACGCCTTGTGCCGTGATGGTCTTGCCATCGTTTGCGATGATGCGACCCGCGATGCGCAGGTTCTTCCAACATGCAGAAATAATTTCTGTAAATCTCACGCTAGGACCCTCAATAACCGATACCTGACCATCCTTGCCCTTGCGCTCTAGGTGATAGAAGCAGTTGTATGCTACATCATCGTCCATGGCTGCCAATGCTACCATATTCTGCTTGCATTGCATGATGTCTCTCGGGAACTTGTGCGCTGTAGCAATCTGTCCGTCAATCTCCGAGCGGTTGATAGCTTCCAGCATTTCGCCACCGCTCACATTGATAATTTCATTTTCCATAATTCGTTCTTTTTATTGTTCAACTTGTTGTTCATTAACTCTAGTGGAAGGCTGGGGATTCGAACCCCAGTTGACTGCCAAAACTTACCCCACCCTTGCCTGCTGCCGATGGATGCCCTTCCGTTGTAGGGCGCACGCTGTCGTTTCCGCATATTGCATGGTAAAAACAACTAATTTTAGATAACCTTGAAAAATGAGTTTTGCGTGCGCCCTTTGCCCTGCCGCTGCAGGGAGCAATATAATAATTGTTTAACATCGTAGTCAAACCAGTTGAGCCATAAGGCTGTCGAGCCTGCTTTCCTCGAAGGCGTCCATCGGGTCTTGGTCTGCGTATTGGCTGTTCTCCTCCAGCCAGTCGTCCATCACGTCTTGATAGTTGACGCAACCCTCGATAGCTTCCTCCAGCCGCTCGCTGTCGTTGTTGTTATTATTGTGCGAAACGACCGCTGTGTTCCCGGTTCTGTCGCACCATACGCAGATGTTGCCTGCCTTGGTCTTGATGTCTACCCTTGCAAACGCTGGTCGCTGTGGATCACGGTCTAACTCCAGCCAGATGGCATCGTACATTGCCTCTTCGCATTGTTTGATAATTCTTGGTTCCATACGCTCTTACCGTCTGATTAAATAGTTAAAGAATGTCAGACGTGCGTCCGCAAGCGTCTGCTTATTGAACTCGCTCATCGGGAGCACCGGAACTCCGTCTAGTGAAAGACAAAGCATATTGTCGAACTCCCTTACCTGAATGCGTCTTTCCGCTTCCTTCATGGTTGCCAGTCGCTTGTTGTCCTTTCGCTCCTGCTCCCACTTGGCGGTAAGCTGCTTCGCTTTTTCGTAGGCATTCATCATAGGGCAATCCTCCAGACTTTTTTAATCTCGCTGCCCTCGAAGACCTTGCGGTTGTCGATTCTGCGGAACTTAACCTTAATCTTACCAGCCTGCAACCATCTGCGCAGGGTGTTGCGATGGATGCCCAATACCTTGCAGGTCTCTGTCATGGTGTATCTGCCTGCGTCAGCTACCTTTGGTTCTTCGTTCGTCATAACTAAGCCCTCCAAAAAATTAAAGTTACTAATACGATGGCAACTGCCAGGCTTATTACTTCGTCACTTGTGATAATCTCGATAAACTTCTTCATACGCTCTGAATGTTTAAATGGTTCTACTTGATTATTTGCGCACGGCTGCACGTCTCTTCTTTGGTGTTATCAATCCAGCCTTGATGAGGATAACACGCACGTTCTGCTGGGTGCAACCAACACGCTGTGAAACTGCGAGCATTATTCTGCTGTCTGAGGTCTCGGCAGGTGCCTTTGCTCGGAAATCTGCAAACATCGCTATGATGTTCTTCTTTCTTTCGTCCTGCTGCTTCTGCAGTGGGGTTCTGAAATCATAATTAAAATTTTCTCCCATTTTATTTGTATTTTAAATTATTTTCTTTATCTTTGCAAAAGAGTTTTTAAACTCGTTCTGTAATTCGGTTGCAAAAATACAATAAAATATTTATATTCACAAACATTTGTGTTTATATTTACAAATTGTTTACTTTAGTTTTAATTTATTTAGAATTAACTATGACTGGTGAAGAAATGAAAACATATTTGAGGCAGAGAGGGTTATCTCTTGCTTCTGTTGCTGAAGAACTGGGCACAAGCCCACAAAATCTGAATGGCAAGTTAAAGGCTAAAAGTCTGAAATCGGACTTTATATCTGCAATAAAAGCAATCATCGACAAGTGTGCCCCTCCCCTACCAGCCGAGATGGAAGAGGCTGTTTTCGGTTCAAACATCAATGGTTCGAACAGCTCCAACGTTTCTCAGTCAATAGGTAGTGATGCTGCCTTGGCTGCTGAGAATAAACTGCTGCGAGAACAGAATGAGTTCCTGCAAAGTCAAGTAAAAACGCTGCTTGCCATTGTGGGACAGAAATAATTTAGTAACTTTGCAAAATGAAAAAGAATGGTCAGTAAGTTAATTAAAGAGCACGACCGTAGGACGCTGCTTGCAACGTATCTGTATGGCGTCTCCAATCTGTTTATAAGCGGAACGGGTATCGGTGGTTTCTCTCCATTGATTACTGGCGATGATATAGGATTGTATAATGTCCTTTTCATCGTCTTCGGGGTCATGGCATCGTGCACCTTCGCTTATTTCGCTAATAACGTAATGAAGTATAACAATTCAAATGTTTAGATTATGGAACTAGCAACTTTATTTATGTTCATCGGTGCAGTTATCGGCACAAGTCTCGTAATTTGGTCTAAGACTAAATCGGGTCAGAAATGGCTGCGTGAACTTTAGTTCTCGCTCCAGGTACAATATCAACTAAAATTCTAAGTAACGATGAAAGATGAGGATTTCATAGAGCGGAAGGAGAAGGTTCTTCTTGCCGCTCTCGGTAAAAGTTGGCTATGGAAAGCCAGCAGGTTGATAATAGGCATCATCCCTCCAGTGGGTGCGCTTGTAATGCTGGTTCACTGCACTCTGCTTTCGTTCGGCATTCGGGTAAAACTCACGGAGTGGATATTCGACTGCTCGCTCTTCGGCTTCATCGCCTGGATCATCGTCAGTCTAGCCTATGGGTTCTGCTGGGTGCATCGGGCGTTCTCTACCTACAGAGTGCTGATTTCGTTCTGCATCGACTTCCAGCGTTCCTTCGGGTTCGGTGTCTTGAGCCATCCTATGCACCTGCTGATGGTCGCCCTAGGGCTGCTTCTCTTCTTCATCTTCATCAAGAAAAAGGCTTGGAATGAGTTCTACGAAAGAAATATAAATCATTTAAATAAATAGCGTATGGGAAGTTTCATTAATGGACTGGCAAAGGGTTTCATTCGCTCTGCTGTCAATCAGGTAGGAAGGGATGCTGGTCGTGTTGTCAGCAATAACATCTATGGCGATGCTCACTCTATTCCGCACCGAAATGTTTCCGCTGGCGGTGCTGGTCGTGTTTTCAGCGTTGGAAAGGTAGAGGATGAGGGAATCCAGCCTATAGTCCCTTCTGTTGGTGCTGCTTGGTTCTGGGGTTTCTTTGGTTTAGCGTTTAGTATCATCGGTGGAGTTGTCCTGCTGATTGTTGGTTACAGAAAGCTGAAAAATAAACATACCGCCTATGGCTGGCAATATGAATCACGGGCTGTATATGTCGCTGATGGTCGCTACAAGAGAGGGGAACGATACGATGGGCATCAATTGACTAGGCGCAAGGTTGAGATTGAAGCTGATGATTACACCATAGCAAGAAACGAGAAGATAGCAAAGATTTATCTATACTTTGGTTTTACTGCTGTTCTCGGTTACATCCTTACAATGCTAGTTATGCCGAATGTGTAGAATCGATTACCTTCTCGCATACGAGAAATACCTGCCAGTTCTCACCCCTTCCGAGGTGGATGGTCTGCTGGCTTCTCGCCCAACGCTGGCTCAGTTGCAGGACTGGTCGCAAAGATTGAATAATCATCGGGCAAGGCTGGAAAGCGTTTTCAGTCGTGCCTACAAAAAGATAAAATGAATATGGAAGATAAAAATCTGATGTCCGCTGATGTGGATATAGTAGTTCGTTTCTTCTCTGCCATCGACCGCCTGAAGGCTGATGGTTGCATTGGCGGTCTGAAGACAATAACCGACCGGTATGGTATCAACCGCTGGAACATCATGTCCCTACGTGAAAAGCCTACCGAGTACTACGGTCGCTTTCGTCCGTCTTGGGTTCAGTTCCTAGTCCGTGACTACCACATCAACCCATACTGGCTGCTCCTTGGCTCTGGGGAGTTTTATGCAACTGGCTTCACGCCCGAAATCGTGAAAAACCTGAATAAAAACTGCACAAGGAAAAAGCAGTCTGCATAAGTTTTTAATTTTCAATTATTTAGAACATACGTTATGATTTTAAGTACAACTCCAACCATAGAAGGCCACCCTATCCGTGAATACCGTGGCGTAGTGACCGGCGAAACCATCATCGGTACC